GTCACAGCCGGTGGAGGAGGTTTCGATCAAAGATTCGGAAACTCAGCAACTCCAACGAATCAAGTATTCGCCGAAGACACTTCCGGAAACGACTATAAACTTACGAGTATGGGACTACCAGCGACATCTTCGTCTGTCAACGCTACTGGTACTAACTTGTACGGAAAAGACTATTTCTACCAGTACATTCGAAATGAATTATGTGCTATTTGTGGTGGTAACTGGGCCAGCAGTGCGGCTGCTGGTGTTTTCAATTTGTATTTGCACAGCTATCGGACGAATTCGTCTACGGCTGTTGGGTGTCGTGCCGCCTATTATCTTTTGTAAAGGTGTCAAGTGCGGCGATAGCCGCACATACTAATAGAGTCATATATGTGAAACACATTTGAAAATCAATAGAACAAGGAGCTATTTTGTCATACGACCCAAATATAGTTATGTACGAGAAGTACATGGAATATTATTATCTTATGAACATCTATTTGAATCATTTTCCAAAGCACGAGAAATACGCACTATGTACCCAAATTCGAAATAAATCTCTGGAAGTTTATTCTTTGATGGTCGAAGTTGCGAAACGGTATCATAAGAAGACTACATTAACAAATCTGGATATCGCTCACCAACAGCTTCGAATGCTTATTAATCTAGCGCAAAGAATGGGATACTTTCGATTTAAGAACGGGAAAGACGAAGATGATTTTAAGTACGAGCAACATAAGATATTAGCAATCACGAATCTAGTAAACGAGTTGGGTCGTATGATAGGAGCTTGGATCAAAAGAGTTAATATAATCGAAGGGCAATCTACGTAAGTGCTATTTGTGGTGGTAACTGGAACAACAGTACGAATGCTGGTGTTTTCAATTTGAATTTGAACAACTATCGGACGAATTCGAATACGAATGTTGGGTGTCGTGCCGACTACGCTTCATCCTCAAAACGAGAAATCGTAAGTGGAGCATAGGGATAGGTTGTCCTGCTATAAGCGAAATAGAGTAACAACGCTAGTTTGGTAGCTTAATGTCGAAGAACTGGCGAAATCAAAAGAAAAAGGAGAGAATTTGAAACGAGTTGGAAATCTTTTTGAAGAAACATTTTCGATCGATAACTTATACGAAGCATATCTTGTAGCGATTAAAGGTAAAAGAAAGAAAAAGCAATCACACGAATTCATGGTGAATATCGGAACCGAAATCAACAGTCTTCACACAAGAATTCATAACGGAACATATATGCCAGATCCATATAATCGTTTCATAATTAAAGAACCGAAAGAGCGAGAAATACTAGCACCATCTTTTCGTGATATCGTAGTACAACATGCGATATACAGAATTATATATTCGATCTTCAATAAGATATTCATTCGAGATAGTTATGCTTGTCGTAAAGGATACGGAACACACCGTTGTAGAGATCGCTTAATCGAATTCGTAAAATCTTCTTCTCCTAATTCGTATTATCTCCAACTAGATATTCGCAAATTCTTCCATAGTATCGATTGTCGAGTTCTCAGGATCTTAATTGAGAAAAAGATTAAGGATAAGAAACTCGTTGAGATGATAATGTTATTTACTAATGACGAGTCAACACTAGGACTTCCGATTGGGAATCTACTAAGCCAAATACTAGCACTAGTATTTCTTAACCTGTTAGATCACTTCATAAAAGAACGACTAAGAGTTAAGAAATATATAAGATATGTTGACGATTTAGTCATTGTTGATTTGACATTAGATCAAGCGAAAAGTCTAAAAGAAACGATTTCACAATTTCTTAAGGAATATTACAATTTAGATCTTTCGAAACATATAATTCAGAAGATCAAACGAGGTATCAACTACGTTGGCTTTCGAGTCTGGCGAAATATTTGTCTCATACGAAAATATAGTTTGTACAAGTGTATTCGATTCTTTAAGGAAGATAGAAGAGAATCTTATGTTAGTATACTTGGACATGCTAAAGGTACCACTAGTCACTCGTACTTGATCTTCAAATACTTATATTACCAATTCAAAAAGATATTTGAAACGAATTCCACTAGATCTTTCGAAGAATACCTACAGAGAGATCGAGAACACATAATTTCTTCTTACCGGAGGCGATTTAGCTATCACTTCTTTGTACGAAATCTCTCCAACACAAATTCGTCGTCACTCATGCTAGATCTTCGCCGCTAATCACATATATTTAGGATATTCATAAATGTCAGCAACTGTAACTTTCACCATAGATCATCGTGGTAATTTATCAAAATTATCAATTCTTACGATCGAATGGACAGCAGATACAGATGGAACGATTCCGGAAACTTCTTTTCCGACAACCGTAACAGATAAGATTGATGGATTCTATGCAAATCTTGCTATTACGATTCCCTCCCAGATCTCGCCGCCAACAGATCAATATGATATAGAAATATTAGATGAAAATAATATAGATATTTATCAAGAAAGACTTAAAAACAGATCAAATACAACACCAGAACAAACATTGCCACAAATTCTAACTAATGTACTTGGACCACGTTTAGTTTCAGGTCCATTAGTATTTAAATTAACTAACAACTTAGTTAATTCAGCTAGTGGTACACTAAAAATATATTTTATAAAGTAATATCTATATGTTACCTTCATATATCAATCTAACTAGTGAAATCATATATTATCCATATGTTACACATTTTTTAGCGGCAATATCTTCAACATCCCCTTTAGAATCACAAGATTTCAAAAATATATTAGCTGAAGATTTAGATGTTATACTAATAGACGATGGAATAGTAGAGACTGATTCACTTCTACTAACTCAAGATGCAAATCTATTGCTAACAGAAGCATCCGACACCTTCGCCGCTAACAGTCAATTACAAGAATTATCAGAAAATTATCTGTTGTCACAAGATTCAAATCTATTATTTGACGAATCTTTAAATATATTATCAATATGATATCTATATTAAATACTCAAAAATTATATATTAAACAATATTTAAATAATCCATTATATACTTATATATATAAAAATGATTCACATACATATCTATTACAAGCAATAACAGATAGTGTAGTAGAAGAACCATTAACAAATATCTATATATGTGAATTTATATTAACATTAGAAACTAAAATAAAATATACAATATTAATAGAAAAAGTATTTGATATATATGATAATCATATAGGATGGAATATATTTGATCAGTATTATCTATATGATGAATCACTTTCTAGTATCTTAACAGAAGATTCAAATATACTAATTAATAGTCAAAATTCAGATAGTATTTATCTTATAACTCAAGATGGAAATCTATCATTGTCGGAATCTTCTGACAATCTAACACTTTTCGAAAGCATAGTATCAGAGTTTGTGTTAACTGATTCCAGTGGAAATCTATCTCAATCGGAAGATTCCGACAATCTAGTGCTTTCAGACGAAATTCCGTTGTAGTTTGTGCTAACAGATTCCAGTGGTAATCTTTCCCAATCGGAATCTTCTGACAATCTAACAATATAGGATGTAAATTTATGCCTTATTTAAAAATCACAGATAATGATCCAAAAACAGTTATAGGAAACTGGGATAAGCTTCTAGTTGTTGATGTTAGTGATACGACTATGGCTGCTTCTGGTACTACTAAAACTACAATGGCTCATCGAATGTTTTCAAATCCTCCAGCAATAGATACACCCGCTGCTACATTTTCGACACTCCAAGTAACATCTGGAGCTTATGATGGAGCAGTCGTCATGTCTGATGATGAAGGAAATTTCTCTTTTACCTCATATAAGAAGAGAGCAAATGATATCGGTACACCAGGAGCATTAGGATTCGGACTTGGTGTTTGTCCTGAAGCGTCACTTCCGATTCAATTTACTAGACTTCCTGGTTATAACGATGTCGATAGTGATAATTACGGAAATTATATCCACACCGCCACCGGATCTATCGTGTGTTGGATACCGAAGTTCTACTATCGTATCGCTCATGCTAACAACCCGACTTACGGAGTTCATGCTCTCAATTCAATCGATGTAAAGTCGATTTATGATTTCGCATCAACAGCACTCGCTAATGCTTCTGGATATGCTCTTCATCGTGCCTTCATCGATGGTGGAGTAGAGCAAGATGGTTTCTTCATCGACAAGCACACTAATTCTAGTGTCGCTTATGGCACCGGTACTGTTGCAGCTTCGATCTCTTTTGGTAATCCTATCTCCACAGATGCAGGTCACAATCCGATCGGTTCTCTCACCGCTGGTGCTACTTACGGAAATATCTATGCTTCAGCGATTCATGTAGCAAAAGCAAGAGATGGTGTCAACGGTGCAATAAACACAAGCTCGTCGTGGCATTGTATGAGTATCTTCCAACACTCAGCAATAGCACTTCTGTCTTTAGCACATGGACAAGCTTCGTCATCTTCAGCAGCTTGTGCTTGGTACTCTACCACTGTCAACTTCCCTAAGGGCTGTAACAACAATGCACTCAAGGACGCGGACGATACAACAGTAGTGTTTCAGTCTGATGGTTACGATAACGCTGCAAAAGCTGGTTCTGGATTTCCGTTTGCTAAGACTACTCATAATGGCCAGAACTGTGGAGTAGCAGATCTAAACGGAAATATGTATAATATAGCTATCGGTGTCACTTGTATCGCTTCTACTAAAGCTATCACTGGTGCATCTCAAGCAAATCCATGTGAAATCACTTGTGCGTCTCATGGATTCCTCACCGGTCAAGTAATCATGATTACAGCAGTGGTCGGAATGACTCAACTCAACGATAAACTCTACACTCTCACATCTACTGGTGGCGATACTTTTACACTCGATGGAGTAAACTCGTCAGGATATACACTATACGGTTCCGCTGGCACTATCACTTATGGCACTTTCTATGCAGCTAAAGAGTCGACTGCAATGAAGACCTTCACAGCATCTAACACTACTGCAACAGATCATTGGGGTGCAACCGGAATTGCAGCACTAATGGAAGCATTCACCCCAGCATTTGTTACAGCCGGTGGAGGAGCACTAGAACAACGATTCGGAAACTCAGCAACTCCAACGAATCAAGTATTCGCCGAAGACACCTCCGGAAACGACTATAAACTCACGAGTTTAGGGTTTCCAGTGACATCATCGTCTGTCAATGCTACTGGCGTCAACTTATTCGGAAAAGACTATTTCTATCAGTACATTCGAAATGAACTCTGTGCTCTGTGTGGTTGTCACTGGAGCAGCAGTGCGGCTGCTGGTGTTTTCCATTTGTATTTGTTTTCTTATCGTACGGCTTCGAATACTCATGTTGGGTGCCGTGCCGCCTGTTATCTTGTATAGAGCGACCGCGGTAGCGCGTCGCTCCCGATTTATGGGACTAAGATCGAACAGATCTAGTATGACTATATGCCATCAAGAATTAAGAATCGTTTCTTTATGTAGCTAGAACCAAACAAAGAATATGTTGGAGGCAAATATTGTACGAGAATAAGAAAGATCCAAGAATTTACTTGAAGCATCTAGAGATGTGTAAACTTATGAACTTGTATCTCTTACACTTTCCGAAACACGAAAAATATGGATTATGTCAGAATATTAAGGTATCGATGTATCGTGTTTATGAACTTATCGTTGAATCGGAAAAGAGATATCTTAAGAAATCGACTCTTACGAATCTCGATATCGAACACGAAAAGCTTCGTATGTTGATATATCTTGCAAAAGAATTAGGATACTTCAAGTATTCTGACGGAAAGAATACTGGTAAAATAGAAACTGAAATCCACCGCTTTCTAGCGATCTCTAAATTAGTTGATGAGCTTGGGAAGATAATCGGTGGTTGGATTAAGACCTGTAAGGCTAATCCAG